GTCAGCTGCTGTAGCTAAAGTGTTTGACGTAGTACCAGCAATTGTTGGGTGAGCTGTGCTAAATAAATTAACACCATCCCCAGAAGTGAAACCACCTCCAAAACCATTAACCAAAGGGTTAACAGATTTAACTTGCTTAGTATTAGCCATACTTCTAGCTAACGCTTTTGTATATCTGCTTGACAGTCTGTCATACAGGTTATCTTCCACCGCTTCCTCAGTAATAGCGAAGGCAAGAGCCACAGTTTCCATAGTGTATCTTGCAGTGTAAGTTTCTTGAGCATTGTCAAAAACTACACCTGAACCTTCAGGTTTTACTTGAGCATTAGCGAAACCAGATAACATAACTTCTTCTTCAAAAGCTCTGTCTGATGTTTCTGTTGCATATATCTCAGCATGTTGGTTTTCGTAACGTTTGTATTCCAAGCCGAACAGCGCGTTCAAACCTGGCTCTAGTTCTTTAACTAGTTGTCCTCGTGATATAGCCATAATTTAATCTCCTATTCTGCTATTATACGCCGTTAGCTGTTTTCAAGAAGTGCTCATTAATCATTACAACAAAGTTTACGTGCGATGCACCTAAGTCATTGTTCTTAATGTCTTTTGAAACACCAACCACTCTTAATTGTGCTGTAGTAGAGACTAAAGTTGAGTCATCTAATTCAACACCTGAAAGGTGATCGTGTGTACTTCCTGCTGCATAAGTGATGTCATAGTTCATAAAAACATCAGTTTGTGCAGAAGCTAGTGTGTTGTCTGATTGAATCTCAAATCTCTCGTAAGGATCTGAAGATACAAAGCCTACGATATCTGTGGCTGTGTTACCTGCTAACAGATGGTTCGCAAACGTTGGTTTACTTGTATTCGCGTCAGTAAAGAAAACCCCGTTTAGAGCTCCTAGTAAAGAATCACCTGCCGCTGCTACTCCGATAGTTCCAGTGTTTAATGCTTTTACTGGATCTTGACCGAATATAGCGCCTGCTGATGCTGCAATACTAAATTCTGCTAAACCTTGGTTATCTCTATTTTGACCGATTTTTCCAATTGCTCTTAAGCCGAAAGGACTATCTTGGTTTGCCATAGTTTTTCTCCATTGTTTAATTTAAATGATGAACTAGAAATTGTTAAAAAACTATTTCTTCGTACCACCAAAAGTTACACGAGTATTTCTATCAACACTGATAGGCATACTTGGATGCTCATCCTTTAGTAGATCGTTGTCAAAGGCATTTTCGTTATCCTGCGCTTGTTTACGATAGTAATCAGCGTATTGTTTTGCGATCTCTACAGATACTCTAGCGAGCACTAGGCCACCTTGACCGATCACTCCCTTGTATTTACCGTCTTGTACTACAGCATAGTCCGTTTCATTGTATTCATCCGCTCTTACTAGTTCAAAGCCAGATCTTATTCTGCTTTGTACGTTTTTAGAATCGTCGAATCCCATTGACTCAGCTCTAAGCCATCTGTGTACAAAACCTGCCGGTGCAGGGGGTGCATCTAATAAAGATGGTGGAGCCCAGACTTTTGGTCGAGATGTTTTTTCTCTAGTCTGACTCGCACGTGAAGTTTTTTTATCTTGATTTTCCATGCTTATACTCCTTCCGTGATTTTTAATTGTTCCGCATAGTCTTTAAGTGGCACACCTAATTTTTTAGCAATTGCTACCTGTGAGGGTGTGAGTTTCACAACTTTGCGACCTGAAGACTTATTTACTCGCGTAGCCGAAGCTACAGTTTGAGTAGGTCTAGTCGATTCCTGATTAACATTAGTATCAAACTTGTGCGGAAATTCAAGTCTTATTCTTCTATCTACCTCTGAATAATATTCTTCAGCTTCGGTATTAGGATCATATCCTTCAATTTCAGTCAATTGTCTGTGTATTACTTTTGCTCCCTCAGTCATTATCGGGTCTTTGTTAAACCATTCGTTTTTTCTAGCCCAATCTCTGGCTCTAGAATCAACTTGTCTTGGCATTTCCACTTCTTGTTGTTGAGGTTGTGGTACAAGAGTTTGAGCTTTCTGTTCAGCCTGTCTAGCTTTTAAATCTGCAAGTCTTGCTTCTTCATAACCTAGTCTTGAAATTTCTGCACTTGCAGCAACTTCAGCTTTAAGATCGCTTTCTTCTCTAGCTTTTGCAAGTTTTGCAACAGCCGCTTCCATACCTGATTTAATTCTATTCTCTTTTTCAGATACAAATCCTGTATCTAATTTTGCAAGTCTAGAACTTAACGCTTCTTTTTCAGCTAAAACACTTTTTGCATAAATCGTAGCTGCTTCTTCTCTTCGCTCCGACTCACGCATTTTTTTAGTTAGTTTAGCTATTCTTCTTTTTACTCCATCAGAGTATTCATCTAATTCTTTCTTTTTTTCTGTATTCTCTTCGCTAGCTTGAACATCAGTTGGCTCATTAGATTCCGCATTTGCGTCATCGGCGCTACCACCGTCTTCAAGTTTTGTTTCACGTTCGTTTTCATATGATTTATCCGTTCCTGGTGTTTTTTCTTCAACAATAGTTTGTTCAATTAATTCTTCTTTAACTGAATCTAACTCTACTTCGGCACCTGGTCCGGAGGTATCTATGTTAACTGGCTTGTCTGTGTCTTGCATAGTATTCTCCTATGGTTAAAATGTATGAAGTATATCTTCGGGTTTATCGATGGTTGCTAAAACTTCATCATCATTTAGCAATCTTACTTCCCCACCATCTATAGGTAATCTTGAACCCGCATAACGAGCAAAGATAACCCAATCTCCTTTTTTGCACCAAGGCCCTTCAGGAAATTTTTGTTTATCATAACAATATGGTCCCATCGAAAGGACGAGTCCACATGTAGATGCAACTTGTTGTCTTTCAAGTGTATCCGCTCCTAAAAGCAGACCACCTTTAGTTTTCTCTGGCATCTTAAAAGGTAAAACTAAAAGTCTCCAGCCAGTTGGCTGAGGTAACTTTGAAGTTTCTTTCGTTTTTAAACGTTCGTATCCATCAACTTCTTTTTGATGTTGTTCTTTATCTTCTTTTTCGTATTTTTCTGCCAAAGCGTTTTTATGCTTTGGGACTTCTATCTTTTCCAATATCGACGACTTTGCCGTTTCTGTCTTTTCCATTCGTTGCTCCTTTGTTTAGCAGGTTGGATATTTCCCCTGAAATGTATTGGTAGGCGTGGGCCTGTCCTAACATGTACTTGTATTTTTCCATATTGTCAACACCACCACTAACCATTGAGTCACCTATTCGTTGGTAACTTTCTTTTAATTGTTTTTGTATTTTAGTTATTAAGTTTAGTTCATCTAACATTTGCTTTTTTACCTTTATTTACACCTTTCTTAATTATGTAATCTTGTGTGCCATTCGCACCCGTCTCAACTTCTTTTTTAAGATTACGAAACAGATTTTTTTGTTTTTCTTCTTTTTCTTTTTTTAGTGAAAAAGCTTCCAATATTTTTGTATCTCTCATTACACCAACTATCTATAAAAAGCGATATGTTGTCAAGACCTGCAAAGAATCGGTAAACTAATCTATCTAACATTTCCATCTTCTTCTAGCCTGACGTAGTCTAGAATTAGGATCTTTAGCAGCTTTAGGAAACTGTTTCATTTGACCTGCACTTCTTGCACAATACGACTTTCTACGTTTTGCAGCAGTAGAACCTTTTTTAACTTTTCCAGTTACTGCTGTTTTTAATTTAGAACCAGGGTTAGCTGCTCTATAAGCTTTAACACCTGCTTCTGTCATTCCTGCACCTTTATCAGTTGCACGGAAATTCTTTTTATTTCTTTTAGGCATTACGTCACCACCTCTTTTAAAACCTTGAAGCATCTTGCCGTAATATTTTTTATAACTTTGATTTTCTCCAGGACCACCTTTTATAAAACTACCATCATATTTTGTGTTGGGCATTTTCATATTATTCCTCCAATTGCTTTTCTATCTCGTTTAGAAAACGTTGCAACGTTGGTTGGTTTAGGTCCAGTATTAGATACTGCTCGTTTTCGTTTGACAGCACTCGCCTTTTGCCCACTTGACATCTGTGTGGCTTTTGCAAGTGGGACGCATTTTGGATAAGCTCTTTTGCTTCCCTTCTGTCTCCCACAAGGTTGATATTTTCCATTTTTCTTTGGAGCTCCAATATCTACCCATTTCTCGTCGAGCCATTTTTTTAATCCACTCATGAATTCTTTCCATAAGCGTTTCCTTTACCTTTAGTAGCTACTTT